CTGACTCAACTGGTTCTTGTTTAATCATATCATATAGATATGTTTCATATAACTCATCTCTACACCAGTGATCTAATTTTACTCCGCTCTTAATCACAAACTCAACAAATTTTTCTGGATACAACGGATTAACATTATTAAGAAAACTACCAAATTTTACAAAGGCATTATAGTAAGCAGTATCACAAAATTCTTTGTATGTCTTAGGCTTCTTATGGCCACTTAGATACCAAAATCTATTAAAGGCCATAAATCCTGCCTGGACACGTTTTTCGTTTTCTTGTAACGCTCTTCTTTTCTTTTCACACATATGAGCAACAAGAGTTTTTTCGTGCATAAAACTCTTACCGCAATGTAAACATTGATTAGGTTGTTCCACTAGTGTTATCACTGGTTTATCCAATCTTTTCCGTAGTTTTCTACTATCCTTAATGTATGTTCGGAGAATAATTTTGTTTCAACTAAAATATTATTTTCATATAATTCGATAAGATATTTTCCGCCATCGCCTTTGACAATAGCAAGTTTATTATCTTTTACAAATTGAGCTAATTCATTCATATTCTTTCCTTTGTTTTTTATCAAAGCCCATTTTGTCAAATAGTTCGTCTCTATCTTTTTTATCCATCATTGCTGCCAACATTTTAATTTCATCCATCTTCATAGCAGGATAAAGTTCACATAATAATTTTTCAATCTTGTTGGCTTTTTCTTTTTTTCCTGCGGCAAGATATGGGTGGAACGTTGATATTCCTGCTCCTGTGGCCGCAAATAATTTCCATAACAATGCTTTATGATTTTTACTTAATTCCCAGTGATTCTTATTAACACATTCGTTGGTCATTTCTAAAAACCATTCTTGGATATCTCTATCCCCTTGAACGTTAGATGTGTACCTCATTAGAATATATGGACTAAACGCTTTCTTTTCTTCGTCGGTGAGATTATCATAAAAACTATAATTTTTATGATCCACTGCATTTAATTCTCGTTTAATATCAAGTTTTGCTGTTGCCATGTTTGTCTTCGTATTCTTTACTGAGCTTATATATTATTATACACTGATCCAACGCCTTTTGTATAGACTCATTGGTCTCAGAAGCAATTAACACATCATTCCATAATTCTCTGGTAGCTTGTTTTTTAATTTTGTTTAGATCTAACCCGATTATTATTCTATTAAGACTACCTGGTTCTCGAGCGTATATATGTGCGCCATCATTTTCATAGATATAAGAAATGTTAGGGTTAAGTTGTCCCATCTTCGTGATCCTTAGTTGGTGGTAGACCGTTGCTATGTTTATCTGTAGTCTTTTCTACATCCTGAAATAAACGTTTTTCTTGTACAGTAAGTTTATCCTTGTGTGTTTTACGAGGATTTCCGCAAAGATAACAATCCGGATTTCCGCAATCCATTGCGTGATGTTTAACTAATCTATGCGGCTCTTTGATATTTTGTTGATCAAAATGATTATTAGACTTAGCAATTTTTACTTGCTTGTTTATGGCATTTGTATCTTTATGTCTACGGGTAGAGTTTTTAATTTTATCGTCTTCGGTACTCATATTATTCCTTGCTAAGGTGATATATTATTTTAGCACGTTCTAGTGCTTCGTGTAAAGCAGGATTGGTTCGAGCGGCGCGACGTATCTCTCCCCATAATTTATCTTCCATTATATGTTCTTGTAATGAACGTCCATTGGGAGTTCTACTATCATACTCAGGATTTCCTGGCAATTTGATATTTTCGGTAAAATTAATTGTAGCCATTTTACCAACATTTTGTATAGTCGACAATTTCACTTTGACGACTTACTTCTTTAACAAAATATGCACAGGTAGGTTTAGGTCCAGGATGTAACGGAGTACATAATAGTTGACCTGGTCGCATTTTTGGAAAATACCATTTAACATCTTGATAAACATCGATGATATCTATATCTAAAAATTCAGGTCTAAATCCACTTAATGGATTAAAACAAAAAGTTTTAAATCCTCGATCATTTAGACTTGTCAAAGGAAGTACTTCCATATCAGGACCTTCTGGATCACCGACAATTGTACACCAATCAAGAGGCATTGTTAATTCGTATGTACCTATTCTTAGAACCACAGCAGGTCCTGTAAAACTTTCTAAAAATATCAAAGGAACAAAAAAGTGATCAGGATTTTGGTTATCACTGTTATCTAACACAGCAAATCTTAAATCTTCAGTTATTTCATCTGGCAATTCATTAAGACTAAATGTCTTATCTTCTAACGTTAAAATTTGCATTATATATATTTTACCTTTTCGATTGTGAATGGATACTTCGCTTCTTTATAAAACTTCTTCCTCTCTGTAAGATGCCTCTTTGCATATTTCGTAGACGCGGTGAGGTCCCAGATTTGTACAAAGTCTTTGTCCTCTGCTTTTCTAATGCCCCGCCCAATGCTTTGTATAACTCGTGTAAAGCTCTTTCCGGATTCCAACATAACCAAATTAAAAATGCGAGGGATATTAATACCCACAGCGGCCACACCGTAAGTCGCCACAATAATCTTATTATCCACAATTTTAATTTCATCGTATTCTTCTTTCCTATCTTTGGTTTTGACCTTGCCTGAAATAAACACACTGTCGTTTAACTTTTCTTTTAGGAACTCACCGCTTTCGATTCTATCAACTAATACCAATGTATTTCCACTTTCTGCAATAGTATTGATCAGTGTAGACAAGTATAACATACGATCCTTGTCAGTTACAAGATATTTTAATTCCTCTGCGTAACTTCCAAACTCTTTCCATTCAGCAGTTTGTATAATATTAACGTGGCAATTACTTAAAATTCCTTTTTCTTGTAATTCGTGCGCTTTTACACGATGAACAACTTCTCCCAAACTTGCTCTAAGACTTTGAAATTCGTGATCAGCTTTAGGTACAGTTCCTGTTAATCCCCAACGTATAGGAGTATTTGCTAAATTTTTAGTTAATAGATTTTTTAATACATCTGCCTTGGCCATATGTACTTCATCGACCATTACACAATTTACACCATCTAATAATTCTGCTAATGTTAATAGTTCTTCATCACTAATTTCTTTGGATTTTTTATCTAATATATTCAAACTTTGCCAGGTACAAATTGTATGAGTTTTATCAAGATTTTTTCTGTCACCATAGTATACACCTACATCTAACCCGCAATTAATAAAATCCTCTTCGGTTTGTTCCACTAGACTCTTGTTAGGAACTATGGTTACAGTTCGACCATATTTTTCACAGATTTTTGCCAAAGTTGCAGTAGTAATTGTCTTACCAAACCCTGTGGCAATTTCTTGAATGCATTGAGGATTTTCTAAAAATTTATTAATCACCTCTACCTGATCGTCTCTAAGACGAATTGATTCACCAGCATATCTATGTCCTTCTGGCCAAGTTTTTTCTCCCCAGAAATCTTCAGAAATTGTATCAAATTGTAAACTAGTTGGATTTCTTAGATCTTCAAATTCTATGTAATAATTTCTTTCCTCTAGATATTCTAACACCTGAGGTAACATAGAAAGGTATGTAGTTCCACCAATTCCAAAGAAACTCACAGTTCCGTCCCATCGACCTAATTTATAAGCAGGTCTATACCTAGCTGTAGGATCTTCATATTTGAATTTCTTGACCAAGGATTTGCGAGTGTCAAGATCTAAATTTTCAATCTTAACATTAACTTCGTCTTTGATTATAAGTTTTGCAGTAGCCAATTAAATTCCTTGTTTTCTATTTTTTCTGAAAAATATATTACATTTTGGTGATTTGCTATATAATTTTTAATGGTATAATGGACATTATTAACTCCAAAATTAATCACAGTATTAAATTTTAATTTTGATTTTAATAACGGTTTTGGAATCTTACTGCTTATAAAAACAACTTCAGTATTATTAGTTATAGGAGAATTCAAATTATTTTCTTTAACAAAATCATTGAATTTTTTACCATTTTCTGAAGGTAATCTAAACATAACACTCATTTTGTCATTGTCGATTCCTGCATTTTTTAAAAAACCAACAGCCTGTTCTAATTTTTGTAATTCAGTGCCACCTGGTATAATTATTATACAAGGTCTTAGAAATTTAATAAAATCTGATAGCTCAGAAATAGGGTAAATTTCTGAATTTATATACATTTTTTCATTGGGTGATGATTTTAAAAAAGATCGAACCAATGGATTAACTTTTTCACTATCGATGTGCGCAGATACATTTTCGTCCCAGGTAAAAATTCCATATTTTCTTGCTTCGAATACTGCCTCTAATATATCTGTACTTTGTAATTCTGGAATATTTTCAGAAATATTGATGTATTTTAATTTTTTATTATCAATTACTAACATAGGAATATAATTCTCTATGTTCGTTAAAATTTTAGAAATGTTATTGGAATATCTAGATAACTCTTCATCGAGTTGAAAATTTTCAGTCTTGGCAAAATGTGTTAAGAACAATAAATTGTTTTCAGTTAATGAAAAAATCCAGGCTTTTTTGTCTCTATCCCAAGAAAAATGATCTAATGATTTTTTATTTCCTTTAATAATTTTAATGTAGTCTTCATTAAACGGAAATTCGACTTTTACAATTTTATTGTATACAGCATTCGATATGATCGACATTCTTTTAATACTAGATATCGAACGTAAAGGCAGTTTATATATAGGATTATCTAAGAAATTATCAATATTGGTGTTGAAATTTGTGGTCAATAAGTTTTTGTATCTTCGTAGAATTATTAGGGCGTAGTTTCCCTGTTTTTCAGTGAATCCTTTACCTTGCAATATTTGATTAGAAAAACTTGATACTAGATTTTTATCATTTGTATTAAGAATTTTATCTAATATGTAAGATAATTTTATAATTAAATCTTCTACTGTTGACATAAGTTATATTATACA